GTGTAGGTCGGCCACGCCTGGTCGATCACGACGGGGTAGCCCAACAGCGTCGCATTGGACGGCCCGGTGGAGATTCCCTCGGCAGCCGGATTGAGCAGCGGACGACCAGCCCCGTCGAGCAGCCGTTCGATCTGGGCAAGAGTCTGGTCGTTGAACGACCAGACCGCACCGGCCCGGTAGTCCGGGTCAACCTGGTGCACGGCGTCGACCAGTTCGTCGTAGGTCACCGTGGCGTTGTCGAACGTGTCGGCAGCCACCGAAACGCCGGTGTCGATGCCGAACGGCTCGGTAGTGCCGTTGCCGGTCACCCAATCGAACGCCTGGCGGCGTCCGATGCGCTCACCGAGCTTGCGCGTCACCAAGGCCTGCACGTCGAACGCCGCATCTTGAAGCAATTCCACCGAGACCTGTAGCGGCAAGTTGTTCAGACCCGGTGCGACGTACTTGAAAGCACCAAGAGTCTTCTCACCGAGAACGAGGTCAGCCCCGCCAGAGGCAGGCGCGGTGTTCTCGGGTGCGATTACACCGACGTTGCTGGTGTCATCGAGCGTCGGCCAGCGCAGCGGCTCGCCGCTACTCGTCTCGATGACCTCGACCGCTTTCGCCAGGCCACCGAAAGCCTTCATGCGTTCAACCAGCTTCGCGCGCATCGTCTCGGGCACCAAGAACCCGCCAGCCGAACCCGGCGACGTGGCCTGAGCGCGAAGCTCCACCATGTCGGCGTTTTCGTGGCCGGTGCGGATGTAGGCGTCGAAAGCACGCTCTAGCGTGTCGTCGGTCCGCACGGCCCCGGTGTGGACGACGGCGGCCAGCCCACCGGGCACGGCGGTGGTGTAAGCCTGCTGACGGGATCGAATCTCGACGTTGCGCTGAACGCTACGGAGCTGCACCTCAAGCTGTTCGTAGCGCTGGGCTTCGTCGTCGGTGAGCGGGCGATCCCCGGCGTTGTCGATGATGGCCGACAGTGCGGCAATCAAGTCCTCGACGGTCAGCGGCGTTCCATCGGGGTTGTTGCCGGGGGCGACTGCGGCAGGGCCGGTGTCAGAGCCGAAGATCGGCCAGGCGCGCAACGCTGCGGCGCGGCGGTCGTTGGTCTCGATGAGTTCGGCGTAGGCGGTGGTCATGGTGGTTCCTCTCGGTGTGGCTGTCGTTGCATTGGGGTGGTGGGCGGTCATGGGCGTGTGGCGATCAGTGCGCGGTGGCGGGCTCGAATCAATTGCGAGCGTTGTGTTTCCACCAGCGGTGCGCACGCTTCATTGAGTGAGCGCAGCATTACCGACGTACCGGCGTACGCCGGGAAGGCAACCACCGACAGGTCGACCAGACGGGACACACTGGTGTGAGTGCGAAGTTGTCGGCCTTCGACGTTGCTCCACTCGTCGGCACCGGGGACGAACCCGAATGATGCGCCCGACAGGTCACCGCGCAAGGCAAGCTCGCGCACGTCGCGCCCATGGGTGGTGTCGGGTAGGTCAACCTCGAACGGCAGCCCTTCGGAGTCAACCGACCAGCGCAGCGTGCCCGACGATTGCCGACCGAGCAGCTTGGATCGGTCGTGTTCGTAGAGGCATCGCACGTCGGTGGTGGCATCTTTGCGAACGGCATCGAATGCACTACGGGACAACGATTCCACGTGCCCTGGCAGCGGTGCATACGAGCCGAACACGGCGGCATGACCGACCAGCTTGTTGCCGGTGACTTCGGCGCGAAGTTCCACGCCGAACCGTGTCGAGTCAGTGGTGGTGTTACCCATCGGTGAGCACCTTCCCATTTTGGCCGGCTGCGGAGTCATCGACCGAATCCGTTGCAGCCGTGACGTTTTCATCCGGCGAATCATCGGCGCTGTCATCGGTTATCACATCCCCGCCAGGCAAGGGCGGCAGATTGCGGATGCGGCGAGCCTCGTTGATTGTGAGCAATCCGGCGTCAACCTGGTCGATCAACAGGCCGATTTCGGTTTCGGGGTCAGGCTGTAGGAACGCGGTGTAATCGAACTCGCATTTCTTACTGCTCTGCAACAGCCGCGACAGCCGCTCTTGAATCCGGGTCGTCCACGGCTCCAACACGTACCGCGCCAGGCCACGATTCTGTTCCTGAACGCCTGTGCCCCAACTGGTTTGCTTGTCGGTCTGGCCTAGGTGCATCGGCTGCAACCCGAACCACCGGGCAACCTCTTCGACTTGAAACGCGCGTGATTGGAGGAACTGCGCATCTTCGGCACTCATCGACCACTTGTCGAACTTGAGTTTGCGGTTGATGAGCACGATGTCACCGGCGTTGTTGGTGCCCTGAATGCGTTGGCGTAGATCGTTTTTGATTTCCAACGCTTCGGTGGAACTCAGGTCGTCGTCGGCACTGACCAGGCCCGAAATCATCATGCCGTTGCCGAACATCCGCGCGGCGGCTTGATCCCCGGCCATGGACGTGGCGAACACGTCGCGCGCCAGGGCCAGGGGCGAAAGTCCCTTTACCCCGTCGAGTGACAGCGCAGGAATGTGGGTCAATTGATCCGAGAAAACAACGCGCTGCGTTCCATCGGCCAGGCTTATCGTAAAGAATTTCAGACCCGTCTCAGCGTGAATTTCCGGAGTGACGGCCAACGGATGAATCGGCAACAGGCCGACTATTTGACCGGCCCCACCGTAGACGTGAGCAAGGTAGGCGTTGCCATGCAAAAGCAGGTGACACAGAACCGTCTCTTTGAATTCGTAGGCGGTCATCACGTCTTTACCCGGCCCCGCTGGGGTGTCGAGCCAACTCGCAGCGCGGTCGCTGTGGCCATCGGCGTTGGTCACGATGGTTCGCATCGGCAGGCTCGCGATGCTGCCTGCAATGAGGCTCACGGCCCGGTAGACGCTGGCCAGACCCAGCACCGACGTTTCACCGACTGCCATACCCGCCAGGTTGGACGAACCGAGACCGAGCATGTCAGCGATGGCGGGATCACCGATGGACACCGACACCGAAGACCGCGTTTCAACGGTGTCGAATGCGGGGCGGTTGCTCCACGGCCACCAGGCCATCGGTTGAATCCCTGTCGCTAGTCGGAAATGCATTTATCGGCGTAGGCGCGAATTGAATTGCAACGAATACATGGCGTTTCATTTCGGCGAATTCAGTTGTGCGGCGCGGCTATTGGCGCTAATGACCAGGATAGGTGACCATTGATGAATACGTAAAGGAGGCGCGCGGAAATGGCTAGTGGTGGAAATGCTCGCGCGAAATTTCGCAAACTCGATCCCGGCCCTTGGTACGACTGGACCGAGACCGATCCGGCAGAACGGGCCATCCGGTTCATTCAGACGTACTGCCGTAGCCCCAAGGGCCACGGGTTTGGAAAGCCGCTGGTCCTCGCACCGTTCCAGCAGGATTGGATACGCAAAATCCTGGCACCCGGCGTGCGCCAGGCGATCAAACAGTGCCCACGTGGGCAGGGTAAATCGACGCTGCTCGCGGCGCTGGCGGTCTGGGCAGTGTTCGACGTGAATCCCACCGGCCAGCCCTCGGTGCCGATCATGGCGACGACCGTGGGCCAGGCGCAGCGGTCGGTGTTCGACGTGGCCGCGAAGATGTGCGCCGCTGAGCCCTTGCTCGATGAGCGCTGCCTGGTGTACTCGGCCAACGCCAACGCGAAGATCGTCGTCGGCTACAACGGCGGCGAAGCATTCCCGATTGCCAACGAGGTCAACGGTTTGCAGGGTCTCGACCCCACGTTAGCCATCGTGGACGAGGTCGGTTTCCAGCCACAAGAGTCGTGGGATGCCATGGTGCTGGCATCCGGCAAGCGATCCACGTCGCTAGTGGTCGGAGTGGGCACGCCAGGATTGGATAGGGAACGGTCTGCGTTGTGGCACTTGCGTTCGGCCTATCTCGACGGACGCACCCCGCCAGGGTTCAGCTTCACCGAATACAGCGCGCCCGAAGGCTGCGACGTGCGCGACGAAAGCAACTGGCACATTGCGTGCCCCGCTCTAGCCGCTGGCTACCAGTCCATTGATGCACTGCGCACGGCAGTGGAGATGTCACCAGAAGCCAGTTTTCGCGTGTTCCATCTGGGCCAGTGGGCCGATGGCGTCGATTCGTGGCTCGGCGCTGACGGACGAAAGGCGTGGGACACGTTGGCGTCGCGTTACGAACTGCGTGACGGCGCACCGACGTGGGTCGGGGTAGACGTGGGTTTGAAACGAGACTCCACAGCCATAGTTATCGGGCAGCGTCGGCCCAACGGTGTGCTCCACACTCAAGCGCGAATATGGATGCCGCTAGGAGACAATGCGATTGACATCTCAGAGGTCATGGCCCACCTTCGCGAGCTAGACCAGCGTTACGACGTGATCGAAGTGGCGTTCGATCCCCGGCTGTTCGAGCTACCAGCGCAGCAGTTGGCAGACGAGGGAATCAACATGGTTGAAATGCCGCAGAGCTTAGAGCGGATGGTGCCAGCGTTCGGCGACCTCTACGAAGCGATCCAGCGGCGCGAGCTATCGCACGACGGTGACGCGCTCTACGCCCGACAAATTCTCAACGCCGTGCCTCGGTTGAACGAACGCGGCTTCACTTTGGCCAAGCGCAAGAGTCGCGGCAAGATCGACGCGGCCTATGCCCTGGCGATGTGTTTCGCGCGTTCCAGCGTCAGGCAAAAGGTGCGTGCACCCCTCATGGTGTTGTGAGCGTTGCATCGTCACCCCGCCAAGAGTCATCTATCATCTCGCACATGTCGGGCTTTGACGAAGCGATGCGCAAACACGCTGCGGCCTCCAACGTGCAGTCAGCTGAACAGGACGCGCAGTACCGGGCTGCCGAAGCTGCCGTACCTCGTATATCGGAGTTGTTGCGTGAGTTCGCTGAGCGTCTAGCCATCAGTGGTATCGAGGCGCTGCCGGTGAAGATCGGAAGCACCTATAAAAGGGGATGGGTCGGCGGTAAACAAATCCCAGTGATGTCGCCGCCAGGCTACGTTCTGGATAGAACTGTCGGGTTTGATCGCGTGAGCGTTGGGTTGGTTCTCGTCACTCATGACGGGAAGCTGTTTCGGAAGACGCGCGACGATTCGGGCAGCATTGTGCAGATCACTGCTGAGAACATCCTCGCCCGAAAGGTGTACTGCGGCGGCCCCGTTGAGGTCGGACCGAACGGGGTGGTTGCCGTGAAAACGGGCTACGACCCAGACATCTGGCAATCACTTGAGGACAACATTGCAGGGTTCGCCTTTAATCTCATCAAAAGCCCCCGTGGCCGGGAGTAGAAGCGTCCGACCTGCGCGCCACAACGCCCGTCAGATCGCGTCACAGGGCCAGCGCGGGACCATTGCGAGCGGTAAACGGCCAGATCAAGCGGCATAGAGTCTTTATAGATGGAAAGGACGGGGGGACTCGGGCTTGTGTACCCCTCAGACTACGAACTTTTCAACGAGCGGCCTTGCTCGAATTGCATTCGCGGCACGCCGGTTGCAAATTGCTCAGCACGTGCGACCCGCCAGAGGCGTACGGCGTGATCGCGTCCCATGTCGTCGCCCATCCAGTGCAGACGTGTTCGATTCGCAGAGCGCAGCGTCGACCAATCGGCTTGGGTATCGCCTGATAGATCGGGTTGGCTCGCTCGCGTCGGGCAGGGCGAGCGTTGCGCACTCGGTCGTAGGCTCGGTCATGGCTGCGTTGGTGTGTCGGGCAGCGGTTGGCGTTGCCTAGTTGTCGGTCCGACATGCCATGTGGGTCAACGTATTCGGGGCATCCTCGCACGATGCACGGTCTCTTGACTGGCATCGCGAATCACGTTGTGCGCGAACGCATGTGGTCGATGATGCCGCCCAGATCAGAGAGCAGCTTGTCACCGAGGATGCGCATGGCGGGGGTGATGACGGCGTGGCGGCCTGAGTCCTTGGTCTCCAACCACACGCCGTAGGTGACGCTGTAGCTGAGCAGCAACTCGTATGAGCCCCGGCCCAGTTCGGACACCGCTGCCGACAGTCCAGCGCGAGCAGCGCCGGTGTTGTCGTGCCAGGGTGCGTGCTCTTTGAGATAGGCAGTGGCATAGTCGGATTCGGCTTCCAGCACCCGCCCGATGCTGTGGTCTAGGTCGCGGTCGAACGTGCGCAGGTTGCGACGTAATCCTTTGTCGTTGAACGTGATGCGTGCCCGTGCCATCGCGCTACACCGGGGCCATTGTCATGCGCCAGGTGTCGCGGCGTACCCATCGTGAGCCGTTGTGCTTGGCTTCGCTGGTGAGTTCGGTTGGCCCGCGTTCGGTGCGTTCTGCGTCGAGCCATTCGAGTAATCCCGGCAGGATGAGTGAGGGCATGTCCACGATGGTCCCGGCAGACCAGACGACGTTGGTGGCCGTGACTCCGAGCACATTACGGAAGTGCTCGAACACGGCATCGGCCATGTCGTTGACGGTGTTGGGCGTGACTCCGGTTGCACGGTATGTGAATTCAACGTCCCAGTGTCCTAGTGCGTCGTCTTGGCCGGTGCACGTGAGCACTAGTGCGGTATCGGGGGTGTCAGCCGACGCGAAGAGAATCGCCGGGAGGTCGGGGTGGTTGAGGTAGTGGCCGTTGGTGTCGTATTGGGCTAGCCCACTTGCGGCCAAGTGGCCGGCGATCACTGTCAGTACGGTCTCGGTGTTCAGCATGATTGCTCTGCTTTCGTTCGTTTCACTTGGCGACGACGACGGACGTAACCCCTGTTGGCCGCGCAACACCGATTGCACCGGCACTTGTAGGACTTGTATCCGTTGAGGGTTCCGTGGCGTGGGTCGTTTGGGTCGGGCAGCCCGGCAGTCACTCGCTGTTTGCGTAGCGCTGCGGCTCGGGCCTTTGCATCGCCGGTCAATGGTGGTCGTTTCGGTTGGCTGACGCCGTAGGTTCTGGCGTAGTAGTCACGTGCGCGTGCGTTGTTGTATTCGCGGCATTCGTCGCAGCGGCAACGGTGTCGGACGTATCCGGCGTGCGTTCCGTGCCAGTTCTCTACGGATGCAACGGCGTCGGTGTTCATGGTTCGATTCCTTGCCGCATGGCCCGTCCGTGGGCGGCATTGGCAGCGCGGCAGTCATCGCAGCGGCATCCGCGTAGGTATTCACGGCGAATGCCGTGCTCTGCATCGGCACCGGGCACGTACTCACCGGATCGGCGACGCAAACGGCCACGGTCACTCTGTGCTTGCGAGCACCGATCACACCGGCACCCGTGGTTGGTGTAACCGCTCACCGTGCCGTGTCGGGGATCGTCGGCGAGCAGTGGGCCGTGCCGTGGAGTGGGAATGGTGGCGGTCTCGGTGTCGGCCAGGATGTCACGTGCGAGCGCTCCCCAGTCCGACCAGGCGAACCACCCTTCACGCGACAGCGTCACCATGGCGTCGAGCAGGGCGTCGGTGGTGCCGATGCGGTCGGTCCACAGCCGGAAGTGAGGCGACAGGGGCGCCAGGGCCTCGGGTGCGCATCCTCGGTGGGCCAGGGTCCATCGCGCCTTGGCGGGGTCGTGGTAGCCCGCTGCGGCGCGCTGAGCCACGCGCTGAGTGTCGACCAGGGACACGTAGGCGTACCCGGCTCCGGTTCCGGCGATGGCGCGGTGGCAGTGGGCGCATGTGAGCACCAGGACGCCAAGTTTGGGTTTGTTGGGTCCACGGCGGCGCTTCGGGGGCGCGTCGTCCTGGCGTTCAGCGTCCCCAGGATCGTCCAACGCGTCTTCGGTGGGCGGTGATCCGCCAGGGGACGTGTTGATTCCCGTAGAACCCGCCAGGGGTGCGCGGTCGGTCTGGAATTCCACGCTCATGGTTTCACGATGCCCGAATTACCGTCATCCGTCGAATTTGCGGCCGGTGTGTCTTCCATTTGTCGAATGGCGTCTTCCTTTACGAACGCGGTCAAACAGTCAACGCATTGAA